GTTAAGTGAAATGGATAACTATAACTACCCTATGGGTTCTGATAATTCTAGTGCTCCTTGGAATAGCGATGGGGGGTCAACCAAGTCGGGTGAATATGTTAGAGGTAGTTTTTCTGGTGTTGGTTATGATGATGAAGAGATGATTCTGTTAAATAAATCAACAAATAAATATTATTATACCATAAACGATGCTGTCGAAGAAGATGGTGAGGACATTTACGATACGTTAGCCGATTATTTGGATATACCTCAAATGGAAGATGAGGATGAGGATGGTAAATATTTAGTTGCTATTGACGATTGGAAACACCATATCGATCAAGACGAAATATTACACGCTTTATCTAGTTATTTAAACCTTTTCATAAAAGCGGGTGAGAACATACCTTCTACTACCGATACCGATGTATTTGAAAGTGGTGATGCGATGTTGTTAGAGATCACACCAGAGTCAATAAAATTTATTGATAACCCTAAACTAGAATCAATGGTTAAATTTAAGTAATACCATATAAGACCTTTTTATATTTATTGGGTATGTCTACATAAATGTGGGTATACCCAATTTTTTTTGCGGCGATTATTCTGTGTCTACCATCTATAACACCTAACCTACCATCTTCTACACTAATTAATGAAGCTTCTAAACAACCTGAGTTACCTAAATTTTTTTTAACATAATTCATTGCGTTGGTTATTCTGCGTATACTGTAAGGGTTATTAGTGTTCTCACCAACAAAGTATTCTGGTGTGTCCACCTTTAACTTAGAGGTTAATAAGTCTATGTCGACTAAAACCAATGAGTTGTTTCTAGAATCGCTTAATTTATATTGCTCTAACCCTATATACTTCATAATACAAATATACCACATAACTTTATTAAAAAAAAATTTTAATTATATTTAAGTGTATTTATTATTAAAAGGTTATGATTGTTACTAAAAAACGGATATTAGAGATAGCTCTTAAGGGTGAGGTTAATTACCCTATGGAAGAAGAGGGTTTGTGGTATGGTGATGGTGATTACAAAAGTAGGGGTGGTGAATTAGTTTATATGACACCAGACGAATTTNTATCAAAAGCAAAAGATTTGAGTATTGATGATGAAACACAAGAAAATGTGGATGACTTAATATCACACATAAATCGAGGTGGTAAATTGGACCCTTTAGCCTTATATTCTTTGGATAAAACTAATGTAAGAAGTAGTGACGGTAGGCATAGAGCTATAGCAGCTAAGCAAATAGGTATTAGTAAGTTACCCGTTTTAGACTTTACTAACCGAACTAAACTAGAACCAGTAATGGAGATAATACCTGAATTATTTTCGATATCAGAAGAGTGTGAAGATCCTACTTTTTATATATCAAGATCTAAAGAAACGTTTGGTAAACCTATGATGGAAAAGAGTAATGACTGTTACGGTGTAAAAGTTAACCCTAAATACAAAGACTTATCTTTTATGTTTGAACTTATAGAGGATATGTTTAATAATAAAGAGTTTGAAACTTTGGTTAATGAAAGTGAATTTATTTGTGAAGAATGTTTTGANCTTGCTATAGAGAAAAGAGTAAACGATAGTCTGGACNTTTTATCTAATATGTTGGATTTAAATGAAGCGATTAATTATCATGTCGATAATAATATATCTTTATTAGAAAATGTATATAGAGCTGGTAGTGATAAACACATATCCTTAATTAAGGAGGCTAGAGAAATGTGGGAAAGGGGTGCTCTGAAATTAAGTGGGGAGGATAAACATTTATTCGAAGAAACTAGTTTAGGTACTTTTGATTACTATATGGGTGTTAGGGTACCTCTTGATTTACCGTTAATGGATGATGACAACATAAATGAGTTAACTCATAAGGGTAAAGATGTTGAATTGAATAAACCTAAGCGAGGGGGTGCTAAAAAATTCTACGTATATGTTAGAAAACCAGGTGGTGGTGTTAAGAAAGTATCTTTTGGTGATACTACTGGTTTGTCGGTTAAATTAAATAACCCTAAGGCTAGAAAGTCATTTGCGGCTAGACACGACTGTGCTAATAAGAAAGACAGAACTAAAGCGTCTTATTGGTCTTGTAGGTTACCTAGGTACGCAAATTTACTTGGACTTAAATCTAATTTTAGTGGATACTGGTAAACCTTACACTGATATCGAAATTGGGGANAATTACGTTATAAGAGAGTTTAGCGACAATATAGACCCTATAGAGCTAATGTGGCATAGAGATGATGAAAGTCGCTCTATCACGCCTTTAAATGCTAATAACTGGTATTTTCAGTATGATAATAGATTACCTAAACTATTTAAAGAGAATGAGACTCTTAAAATAGATCGTCACGAATGGCATAGGGTTATTAAGGGTGATGGTAAGTTAATACTTAAAATAATTAAACATTAGTCCTCTACAGGTTTATATAACACTCATTATAAACGTTAGATGAGTCATTATTAACCCATTCTAGATTAGGGGAATGACCCTCTTCCCCGTATAAAATGAAATCCGATATATCGAAAAGGAAGTTTTCAACATTAGTACTGAGTAATATAATGTGTATACTTTTTAATTTAACTTCTGTTGAGTATCGNCCTGGTTCATAAAAAACATAGTTAGGGTTATATTTATGNAATTTATTTAATAAATCCTCATTTATATCCACATTACACGTTATTTCTTTTTTAAAGGAATTGCAGAGCATTTCTAATAAACCTCTACCGACACTGAACTCGTAAAGAGATAGTATTTCAGAAACTTTAGTTTCGTAAATCACGTATTAATCCATTAACTTTTTCGTATAGGTCACCTAAACCCCCGTCATTATTTATTTTAGTGGTTACACCTATTATTGAATCCATCTCTTTTTCAGAAGCGTGTTCGTCACCCTTATTTAAATTAGGTCGATTAACCGACCATATAACACCACCCATACTCAATATGGCGTCAACCTCGTGTTGGAATCTAACGTCACATATAACAACGTCTAAATCTGGATTATTTTGATACCACTGTTCAAACCTTTTAACCCAAAAACTTCTCCCAAATTTTTGTAGTTCTGGTATGTGTTTAGGGATATCGTATTGGAATACTTCTGTACCCATTATTTGTAAGACTAACCTAGGGGTTATACCCCAAACTGGATCTATCTCGTCTTTTGAGTCACCGAAAACTTGTTCTTCAGTAAACCCGAAAAGCTCCATAGCACCTCTTTTTATTGGGTTAGCGAAACTATATTTAGTAAAACCATTATTTTTAACTAAATAATCCCCTGTTGTGTCCTTACCTGAACGCTTTTTACCTAAAATACCTATTATCATCTATATAATTATTTATACAAAAATAAGTAAACTTGTCGGTAAAAACAAAATTATTTAACAGAAAAATCTAAAACGTAGTTTTATTTGTTTATGAATTCGTCTATAGTAGACTTTTTAATTCTATTTGGGTGTACCGTAGGTTCCTCCTGTATACTTTCAGCCTCCGATTCAGCTTTCTCAGTGTCTTCAGAATCTTTATTCTCTAACTTTTTTAACATATCATTCATATCTTCTTCAGATACTTTTGTCATGTCTATTGCTGATAGTATTGAATTAACAACATATTTATAATCTTTGGATTCCAGGCCCTCAGACCCACTCCTCATTTTTTGTGTTAATTTACCTGTTAGTTTTTGAACCGTTTTCAATATAGGTTCGTCTGGATTCTCTTCAGTAGTTTCTTCAGTATCATCGATCATATCTTCAGTATCATCGACCATATCATCAGTAGTTTCTTCAGTATCGTCAATCATATCAGTGGTATCATCGATCATATCGTTTGGTACCTCTGTATCAACTTCGGTGTCGATTTCAGGTTCTACATTAATAGAAGAAGCCGAATCCGTATTATCAGATTCAGCTCCTTTAATTTTTAGAACGTAACGTTCAGTTAGACTTTTTTTTTTAAAACNTCGATGTTTTCAGTATGACCAACATTTTCGTTGATTTGTTTGAACATCATGTTTAAGTGTTTAAGCGCTTCCGCGTATGATCTATATGAATTTTCGTGTATGTTCTGAACACCACCAGTATATTCGTAGCCAGTCTCTTTTTTAACTTTAATATAAACATATTTCTCTTCTTGTACGATACCGTATTGGGTACCATCAGATGCTAATGCTTCGTGTAATATATTAGATTGTGTACCAGTTTTAGATACAGCTTCATCTAATGTATTTTTTTTAATACCAGCGATTTCTAGTATTCTAGATAATTTTTCGTCTGGGTTTACTATTTTTTCTGAACCTATTGGCTTCATAATTTTCTTTTTATTGACTAAGTGTTATTCTTATTATAAATATACGCCTTTTATTAAAAAAATCAACGTACTTCATTTTCTAATGATAAAGTATCATCTTTAACCTCAATACCTAAATCTCTTAACTCTTCTAAATACCCCGATCTCCTTAGATATTTGAATACTAGATTTTCAGTACTATATTCACCTCCTGACGCCAAGCCACTCTTTCTGTATGATCTTATTTTAGCTTTTAATTTATCTATCTTTAGTATCTTTACTTCTGAATCAACTTCCTTTTTTATATTATCTAATTTTTTTATAAAATCTTTAACCTTTTTAACTATAGCGCTTTTTCGTATAGATTTTTGACCCTTTTCTTTGGTGGGTGTTTTAACCCATTTATTAAATAACACGCTATATATACCACCAGAATCAACTGTCTCAGTAACATCCTGTGCGTATAACTCAACATCAAAACCCTTTATAGTTATATCGTGTTTTATGTTATATAATTCCTTTTTAGCTGTAAAAAATTCATCAGCCAGCAAATCGTTATCGGTTAACTCATTTTTGTCAACAAGTACATGTAAATCAAGATCTGAGAATTGCGACCAATTGTAATTACATATACTACCTACTAGTATTATATCTTCAACAATAACAGAGTCTAAACCTATACTATCAACGAAATCTTTAGTGATTGCTATTAATCTATCTCTAACCTCTTTGTGTAATTTAATACCCTTAAAGTCATCAGATCCATTATTTAACCAAATATCTTTGGATAAACTAGGTTTTACGGTAAAGCTTTTTATAATGTTGTCCATATGTAATAAATACCCTTGTTTTAATAAAAAACCTATCTATATCAGATAATCCTCATTAAATTCTAACGCTATTTTATGATCATCTGTTTTTTCTATCCAACCAGTTATGATATACTTATGTTGACCATTTAAAGGTGGGTTACCCCTATGTTTATGTGTCCATAAGGCTGGTGCCATAATTAACTTACCTGTCTCAGGTTTTACTTTTTGGTGATTAAACTTAAATTCGGTTTCACCGCCTTCAGACACATCATTAAGGTAATATATAAAAAACAACTCTCTTTTAATGGATGAACCACCTTCGTTTTCGTGATGCCAGGCATAATACCCTTGGTCATCTATATATCTTTGCATTTGCATGTGTGGGTTACCATTATTGGCGGCCATAAAACATGATTGAGCTGTTCTAACTACAGATGATTTTGATTTAAAATCACCATTTATGGTCATAAAAGGGTTGTGTTCGATGTAATCAACAAGGTTACCTAGCAAGTTCTCCCTCAGGTAATCATATATGTAAGACCAGTTAGGTTCATTTAAATTTAGGTGTATCATCAAATCTGTTGAGGATTTAACNGCTTTATTCACACCAGCTCCGCTAATCCCTTCGCTCTGGCTGTTCGATGTTTCAAATTCATTAATTATAAATTGACAAATATCTTCAGGTATAGCTTTTTCGTATATTTTAACTAAATTATCCATTATAATACTTTTTTATATATCATATCAAAACTATTAATTTTATCATTCAACCTTAATGGTTTAACTCTAGTTCCTTCAAAGTTAACCAATTCAGAACCCTTAAAAAAGACATGNAAATCAATATCCAACCTATTTACTAGATCTGTTGCGTGAGCTTTAACTTCCTTAGCTAAATTAGGTAGGTTAAGGTTTGTATTCTCATATATTATTAACATATTATTTAATTCTAACTCATGTTTATGTACCATAGAGTCATCTTCATCAGATCTAAACTCTATAACCCAATTACCTACCTCGTCCATAGGTATAGCACCCCAAGTACCACCTGGTAATAACATTTCACTAATAAATTCTCCGTTATAATACCAAAGTACTTTATAAGTATCGTTACCGTTTATAGCAACTTTAACCATTTCGTTAAACGTTATATTTGCTGTAGATTCGTTAGTTATATTTATTAACATAATTATAGTTTCCTGTAAGTGTAATTTTTTGATATATTAGCATTAAAGAATTTACCTTGACTATCGGCTATGTTTAGCTCTGCGAATACCTCGTGAGGTACGTCATCATACTCATAAGTACTACCACTATTAAACAAAATTTGTAGTTTTTTGGTCGTTCTGTTATACTTACCTTCTTTAATGTTTGAACTTTCGTATTTAGCTACTATGTTCTCTCCTAGATATTCTTTACTTAGTACTGACATCTTCAAAATCAAATTTAACTGTTTTATTTATTTTAACTAACCTATCTATAGTACCTAAACTATAAAACTGTGTGGTCGTTACGACTACGGGGTTACCATCATCGTCTTCTGAACTAGCTTTAGTGGTTACGGTTAAATTATCATTAGTTAATGTCGTTAACGAATTTTCATTTAACTCAATTAGATTGCCGTCTTTAAAGTATATTGTCATCTTTTCCATATATTTATATTTGAATAAAAGATAGAATATATTTTGATATTGTAAAGTATATCTTTATCTTTGTCTTAAATCAAATTTTATATGAAAGAAAGAATGACTAACGAACTAAGGAAAGCCTTTACCAAGGGNCAATCTACTGCTTTAAAGCATGATGATTCTATGTTAAGGTTACAACATGTTGTTTACGGTATACTTATTACTGATAACATCATATGTGAAATAATAAAAAATAAGGTACCTGATTTCGATATATTAGTCAATGATTTATACACTTTAACTAAAAGAACTTCAGATGGTTTAAATGATGGTAGTAGCGCCATATTACCTTTTGAGCCACAATTACACGATGTTATAAGAGATTGTGTTTTAAAAAAGAAGGGTAGTGAATACATAACTGCTGAACTATTTTTTGATATCTCAATGAGTAGTGACGAGGCCTTCGTTAAATTATTTAAGGAATTTGGTTTAACCAAAACCTTTTTATCTAGAAAAATAAAACAATTAACAAGTAAAAATAATATGAATATTACACCAAGTGATGACGAATCTCCAAGAGCTAGGAGAACAAATAAAACTGATAACAATAAATCTAAAACACCTATGTTGGATGGTTTTGGTAGAGATTTAACTAAATTAGCCCTAGGGGGTATACTGGACCCTGTTATCGGTAGATCCGAAGAGGTGGGTAGAGTTTGCCAGATATTAGCTCGTAGAAAAAAGAATAACCCTATATTGATAGGTGATCCAGGTGTAGGTAAAACAGCTATCGCTGAAGGTTTGGCGATTAAAATAGCTAATAACGATTGTCCTAGAACATTGGTTGGTAAAAGGGTTGTTACTTTAGATATGACGTCTTTGGTTGCTGGTACAAAATATAGGGGTCAATTTGAAGAAAGAATTAAATCTGTTATTGATGAGGTTAAAGATAATTCAGATGTGATTTTATTTATAGATGAAATACATACAATAGTTGGTGCTGGCAACTCTTCTGGGTCTTTAGATGCCGCTAATGTCTTTAAACCAGCTATGGCTAGAGGTGAAATACAATGTATAGGTGCTACTACTTTAGATGAGTACAGAGAGCATATTGAGACAGATGGAGCTTTAGATAGAAGATTCCAAAAAGTTTTGGTTAACCCCCCTTCTTTAGAGGATACCAAAAATATATTGAATAATATAAAATCTAAATATGAGGATTACCACAAGGTTGAGTATTCTGATGAATCTATTGACGAGATCGTAACTTTAGCTGATAGGTATATAACTAATCGTGAGTTTCCTGATAAAGCTATAGACATTATGGATGAGGTTGGTTCCATGAGTCAGGTTTCCATAACACCTCCTAAATTAATCAAGGACCTAGAATCCAAACTTAAGGTGATTAAGGAGGATAAGTCTCGTGTGGTTAAGAGTCAGAACTTTGAAGAGGCTGCTGGTTTAAGGGATAAAGAAAAGAAAATTCTAGTTGATTTAGAAAAGGCTAATATAGATTGGAAGTTAAGTATTAACGAATCTAGGGTTTTGATAACCCCAGAAATGATATCTAATGTAGTTTCTATGATGACTGGAATACCAGTAAGTAGAGTTACTGAGTCGGATTTAAATAAACTACTTAGTATGAGTGATAAGTTATCTGATAGCGTTGTGGGGCAAAATGATGCGGTTGAAAAGGTTGTTTCTTCTATAAAGAGAAACAAAACTCGTATGGGTAAGCAAACTAAACCAATCGGATCTTTTTTGTTTATAGGTCCTACTGGTGTTGGTAAGACTGAGTTGGCTAAATCTTTGGCTGATAGCGTTTTCGGTTCATCTGATTCTATAATAAGGTTAGATATGTCTGAGTACTCAGAAAAATTTAACATTAGTAAAATAATAGGTTCCCCTCCAGGATATGTTGGTTACAGCGAAGGTGGGCAATTAACTGAGTTGGTTAAAACCAACCCTTATTCTTTGATATTATTCGACGAGATAGAGAAGGCTCATCCAGACATATTTAACGTTATGTTACAATTATTAGATGAAGGGTTTTTAACTGATGCTAGAGGTCGTAAAGTTAATTTTAAGAACACTCTTATAATAATGACATCTAATATAGGTTTAAAAGAGGTCCAAGATTTCGGTAATAAAATGGGTTTTAATGATTCATCTAATATAGATATTGATAATGAAAATACTAGAGACATCATAGAGAAGAATATGAAGAGAACTTTCAAACCAGAATTTATTAACCGTTTAGATGAAATAGTACACTTTAACTACTTAACTGAGGAAGATATAACTAAAATAATTGATATTCGTCTAAAGGAGCTATCAAACGGGTTTAGAGATAATGGATTTAAATTTAGGGTAGATAAAAAGTCAAAATCTTTTATTTTAGAAAATGGTTATGATAGATTGTACGGGGCTAGAGAAATACAACGTACTATAAGGAAGTTTATTGAAGATCCTATATCAGATGAGATGTTGAATAAGCGTTTACCTAAATCGGGTACTATTTCTGTAACTATGACACTTAAATCAGATAAGCCTAAGATATCATTGAAAGTGTAAAAAAAATATTTAAATAGTGATCTTAATGTAGTTCGCTACTATTTATATATGTATTAAAAACTACATAAATAAATGGCGACAGTAACAATATACCTTAGAAATAATTTAGGTCGAGCACTATCCTATACGGAGTTAGACACTAATTTTGAAAATATAAAAGCAACAATAGAGGGGTTGGGTATAACCGACCTAAACGATATTGTCCTACTAAATCCTCAGAATGGGGATTTATTAGGTTATAATAGTTCGAGTAATAAATTCGAAAATGTAAGAGATTTATCTATTGACACGATTAGTGTTTCTGATTTAACTGAAAACCAAAACCCGTCACATTTTGTATCATACAATAGTGTTAGTGGTGAATTTCAGTTTTCAGAGATAGTTTCGGGTACTAGTGGTACTGCTGGGTCTTCTGGACAGAGCGGAATTTCTGGTTCTTCTGGTTCTTCAGGGACAAATGGTACAACGGGTATTGCTGGTAACAGTGGTGCCTCAGCACTATCTGGTTCCACAGGAACTAGTGGTAGTAATGGTACAGCAGGTATTGCTGGTAATAAAGGTATTTCCGCTTTAAGCGGTACTTCAGGCTCTTCAGGAACGAACGGAAATAATGGTATTGGTGGTAACAACGGTTTGTCCGCACTATCTGGTTCTACAGGAACTAGTGGTAGTAATGGTACAGCAGGTATTACTGGGAATAGTGGTGCTTCAGCACTGTCAGGTTCTACAGGAACTAGTGGTAGTAATGGTACAGCGGGTATTGCTGGTAACAGCGGAGCTTCTGCACTATCTGGTTCGTCAGGTTCTTCAGGTACAAATGGAAATAACGGAGTCGCTGGTAACAGCGGTGCTTCGGCACTATCTGGTTCTACGGGAACTAGTGGTAGCAATGGTACAGCGGGTATTGCTGGTAACAGCGGTGCTTCAGCACTATCTGGATCTAACGGTTCTTCAGGTACAAATGGAAATAACGGAGTCGCTGGTAACAGCGGTGCCTCAGCACTATCTGGTTCTACAGGAACTAGCGGTAGTAATGGTACAGCAGGTATTGCTGGAAATAAAGGTATTTCTGCTTTAAGTGGTACATCGGGTTCATCAGGGACAAATGGAAATAATGGTATTGGTGGTAATAACGGTGCTTCAGCACTATCTGGTTCCACAGGAACTAGCGGTAGTAATGGTACAGCAGGTGTTGCTGGTAATAAAGGTGTATCCGCTTTAAGTGGTACATCGGGTTCTACTGGTAGTAACGGTACTTCTGGAAATAATGGTATTGCTGGTAACAGCGGTGCTTCAGCACTATCTGGTTCTAACGGTTCGTCAGGTACAAACGGAAATAACGGAGTCGCTGGTAACAGCGGTGCCTCAGCACTATCTGGTTCCACAGGAACTAGTGGTAGTAATGGTACAGCAGGTATTGCTGGTAATAAAGGTGCTTCTGCTTTAAGCGGTACATCAGGTTCTACTGGTAGTAACGGTACTTCTGGAAATAATGGTAATAAAGGTGCTTCTGCTTTAAGTGGTACATCAGGTTCTTCAGGAACGAATGGAAATAATGGAGTTGCTGGTAACAGCGGAGCTTCTGCACTATCTGGTTCTACAGGAACTAGTGGATCAAACGGAAATAACGGAGTCGCTGGTAACAGCGGTGCTTCAGCACTATCTGGTTCTACAGGAACTAGTGGTAGTAATGGTACAGCAGGTGTTGCTGGTAACAGTGGTTTATCTGCAATATCTGGATCTAATGGTTCTTCAGGAACGAATGGAAATAATGGAGTTTCTGGTAACAGCGGTGCTTCAGCACTATCTGGTTCTACAGGAACTAGTGGTAGTAATGGTACGGCAGGTGTTGCTGGTAACAGCGGCCAATCTAGACTATCAGGATCTTCTGGGACTAGTGGATCAAATGGTAATAATGGTGTAACTGGTGCTAATGGTGTATCCGCTTTAAGTGGTACGTCAGGTTCTACTGGTAGTAACGGTACCTCTGGAAA